CTAATTAAAGCCCTCGCCAAGAGCCAGAACGCCGCCGAATCCCAGCGGCCCGGATGATTCGTAATAGCCCTCGCCCGTCTCGTACCAGCTCTGGCTCGTCGTGTAGGTTTTCCGCATGTCGCTGCCGTCAAACTTCATGCTCCATAGATCGCCGTACGGACCGTTTGGGCCTGAGTAGTTGAAGTACATTCGCTTCTGCTTTTTGCTCAACAGGAATTGATACCCCGAAATTCTCCAATCGGTGCCGGGCGAGGCAAACACCGTCACCTTGCTGGACCCATCCAAGGTCCATTTTTCGATGAATGTCCCGGTTTGCGGGCTGTTGTCAAAGAGCTGTCTGTAAATCCAGTAACGGTTTTCAGTCGGCTCAATGAACCCCGGCGCGAATGCCGTGTTTCCGAAGTAGGACGGCGGCGCGAGAGTCGTGAGCATCGTCACACCACTGCCATCCAGATTGGAACTCCACAATTCGAAGTGGCAGTGACTGGGATCGTCGTCGTAAAACCCCTGCTTGACGTAGAGTACCTTCCCGCCGACAAGGTCGATTTCGCCCGTGCATGACGGCTCCGAGTAATTCCCCGATTGGTTGTACGCCGTGTCGATCGTGATCGGGTTCGAGCCGTCAAGATTCATGATGATCAGGTGAGACGGCAGGCTAGTCGTAAGGTGGCTCGTCGGTGGCCCCCACCAAAGCCAGGCCGTGACGAGTAGTTTTCCGATCGTCGGGTAAACCCTGAGCCTGTTGAGTGACCACGAGTGCAAAAAGACGGTGCCATAAGAAACGAGCGATGAATCAGGGTACGTGTAGATGATCGTGTCGTTGCTGCCATCCCGGTTGTCGCACCGATGGATGTCGCGCTCCCCGCGAACGTAGTAGCAGTGATTGTTGCCCAGGTCCACGTCGATGCCGTAGGCGAACTCGCTCTTGTCGAGTGTGTAACCATTGGCTCCGTAGGCCGGCTGGTGCTGCCAGATCAGATCGGTGCGCCGGCCTGTAAAGTGCTCGGTGCGGAAGGCGTTTGTGGCATACATGGCCAGCTTGCCGCAACAGACGGGTTGCACGCCGATGCCCATTATTCTCGCCCTTCGACGGTGATGGTGAACTTGCTGGCCTGCACTGCGGCGACCGGCTGGCGGATGGCGAGCTTCTTGCCGCCGCCCAGCACGATCTCGCGGCCCGGCGGGAAATTGAAGTCGTAGCTTCCCTGTGGGTGAATGTTGCGCGCGAAGTGGCTCAGGCCGGCCGTCGGCTCGACGGTGAACGTGTTTTGCGTGTTGGTCTGCACGGTTTCGGTGTCGAGCACGTTCGCCTTGACCGGCGCGACCGTGGTGTTGGTGGCCGTCCCGGCCGTGGTCTGCTCCAAGATTTCGAGCGCGACCGGTGTGTCGGTGTTGAGGTTCGATTGACCGGAAATCATGATCCGGTCGATCACGACCTTTTGATTGGTCGGGGCCACGATCTGCATCAGCGTCAGCGCGCCGGTGATCGAGCAGGGCACGCTTTGGAGCGTCACTGTCCAACGTAGATTTGCCATTTGAAAGTTCCTTGGTTAGATGATTAAATTCCCATTCCAACGCTGCCGTCGCCGGATGCAGCGACGTCGCTCCCATCGGAGCCGCCCGAGTCGTTCGAAGCGATGTCCTGATTTCCCGAATCCCAGATGCTGCCTCCATCCCCGGGACTGCCGCCTTGGACCGGAGAATTCTGCGGGCATTCTCCCCAGACGATGCGATATTGGTTTTCGACCTCGTCGTACTCCGCTCGAACAGTCGAAAACTCCTCGCACTCAAAAACGTACGGCGGCAGCTCCTCGTCTACGACGCCTTGCCCGCTATCGGCGTTCGCGACGTCGATCAGATTGAGAACCCCCGAGCTGCCCGGCGTCAGCATGTCTTCGGGCTGCCGTCCGTCCCACCAGAGCTTCAGGATGATGAAGAAAACGGGCGTCGTCTTCGTGAAGCTGGCGTAGGCAAACCCCTCGATCCGCTTGGCCCGCGACTGCATCGAGATGATTTCATAGACCCCCGAGTCGGCCTTCAGGATCGCTTCGCCCCTACATCCCAAGCGGGGCGCGCCGTTGATGTCCGTGAAGTCGCCAAAGCCGCTCCAGGTCGCGGTGCCATCGCCAACGGCGGTCGGGTCGTAAACCGTGATGGTCGCACCGTCCACCCACACGCCCCCGACGAAATTCACGATCACTGCGTTCGCGGTACCGGGGGACTCGTCATAGTCCAGAGGAGCCGTCAGCCGAAAGCGCACCACGGCCTCGGCGCCGCCGGTCTTGATCAGATACCAGATGCCATCGCTCGAATCCTGATAGACCGTCACCTTGTCGCCGCTATTCATTGCCGAGCCCGACCAGTTGGTGGCGGTCACCGTTGGCGAACCCGTTGTCGGCAGCGTCACGGTGCCCGTGCCGCCGGCGGCGATGTTCGTGCCCAGCGTAATGTGAAAAATGTTGTGGCCCGTGCGCACCAGATACCAAGTCTGGTTGCTCAGGTCTTGATAGACGGTGACCTTTTCGCCGTTGCTGAGCTTGATGCCGGACCAGTTGGTCGCGGTTATGGTGGGGCTGCCCGTGGTGGGCAGCGTTACGGTTACCGTTGCCCCGGCCGCGACGTCCGCCGCCAGAGTGACGTGAAAAATCGGCGGACCGGATCGCACGAGGTAGTACGTGCCACTCACCGGATCCTGGTAGACCGTGGCCGGCTCGCCATTGAACAGGTTGACTCCGCTCCAATTGGTGGCCGAAACGACCGTGGTATCGGGGAGCGTGACGTTGATGTTGGCGCCCGAGGCCACGTTGCCGGCCAGGGTGACGTGCCACGTTTTGGCGCCGGCGCCTCCGCTTTTCCAGAGATACCAGTTGCCGTCTGAAAGATCCTTGGCGACGAACGCTTTGTCGCTGGTGTTGAGCGTTGCCGCCGACCAGTTGGTCGCGGTGACGGTCTGGCCGGTCGGGAGCGTGATTGAGATCGTCAGGCCCGGGCCCACGCCCGGCGAGGGAATCGTGACGCGATAAAGAAAATTATCCTCGACGCGGATCGCGTATACGGGCACGCCCGCGATCGCGCCCACGCGGCGGCCGATGTAATGTTCGCCGACGTTGAGCAACACCTTGGTCGTGGCCGCCGACCCGAGGTCGCTGTTGAGCACGACCAGCAAGCAGGCGGTGTTGTCGGTGAACTGATTGTCGGTGCAATACCCGGAGCCGTTTTGCGGCGCGGCGACCTTGCCCGGCCACAGGCAGCTTCCGTTGGCCGTCGTCCCGTAGACGTTGACGATGGCCATGTTATTCCCGCCGCCGCCGATGAGACACCAGAGCAGGCTTGGCAGGTCAAGGAAGACAGCGCACTCATCGCCCGCGCGGACCGTGTCGCCGAGGTTGATGGCCGTGACCGTCTCGCCGGTCGAAAGCGTGACGTTATTGGCGACGATCGCGCCGGTATCCGTGTCGATCAGGCAGCTCGCGCCGAAAATGAAGTTCTGAATCGTGGCCAGGTTGCCCGTGATCAGGTTGCCGGCCGCGCCGCCGTCGGCGGTAAAAATCGGCGGGTAGTTGCCGGCCGTCAGACTCCACGATCCGACCGTCGGCCCCAAGCGGTCCCCGGCGGCCGGGGCCGCGCCGGCGTTGATCCCGCGGACGTCGCCGGTGAACTCGGCCCAGTCGGTTCCTCCCGGCGCGACCGGGTTGGGCCCGTTCAGCACGTAGCGCGTGGCCAGCGCGGAGTTGCATTGTGTGACGGTGATCCCGGGGATGCCCTGAAACGTGTAGGTGCCGGTCACCTGCAAGCAGGCATAGGCCGGGATTGGCTGGCCCGAGTCATTGCGGAAGCGCAGCCGCTTGGCCGCCGGCGAGCCGGGCGCCGCGTTGAGCACCTGGCTCATCACGATTTGCGTATTACGAAATTGGCTGGCCAGGCGCTCGTGGTCGCTGCGGAGCTTGGCGATCGAGTCGCCGTCGAGCGTATAGGGGTCGCCGGCCATGGACGAAGGGGACCTTTCGCGCGAAATGTTTCCGGCGAGTCGCCGGAGGCGCTCTTTTTTAGACCGTTTGCGCTAAGTACCGCACCGGCGCGACCGGCGCGATGATCGCGGTGACGGTGAGCACGTTGAAATCGATGACGACCGTGGCGCCGGGATTGATTTGCAGGCTAGAGACGATGCGCGTCTCGCCGCTGGTGGTCCAGTCGGTCGTGCCGCCGTTGCAGACGGCGGCGGCAATCGTGCCGCTCGAGTTGGGCAGGACCTCGCCGCCGTTGACCACCAGCGACGCGACCGCCCCGGCATCGAGCAGGGTCAGGGTGCCGCCGTAGACGGTCGTGACGCCGGTCACGGCGCAATGCACGGTGCCGGTGCCCTCGGTCTGATAGTAGTTGGTCAGCGTGACGCCGGCGCCCACGGTCACGCTGGCTCCGGCGCCGACGGACCGAACGGTCGCGGCCGTGCTCGTCTCGCCAAAGATCGCGGCCAGCCCAACGTTGCCGTCGATCACGTTCACCACGCCGATCGCCGTGCCCTTGAGGTACAGGCCGTGTGTGCCGGTTCCGGCCTGGGCCGCGCCGAGGACGTCGGGGCTGACAGCCGTGGCGCCCAGGTCGATATAGGCCACGCCGGCACCGCTCCAGCGGAAAATCGGCGTGTTGATCTGCAGGTAGGCGGCGGCGCTGCCGGCGGCGCCGGTGTTGCCGCTCTCGCAGACGAACTCGGCCAGCGCGATGGCGCTCTGGTTGAGCCCGGCCGTGATCGGCGGCGCGCCGGGCGGCAGATGCACCTTGTCGGCGGCGCCCGGGACGCCCGTCGGCGACCAGTTAGCGGCGACGCTGTAATCGCCGAGCGTTGAGAGACCGATCCAAGTTTTGTTGGCCATGGTGGGGAAGGTGGTTGGTGGGTGGTGGTTAGAGGGTGAGCGCTCCGAACGACAGCTCGTCGTAACCTTGGTAGGTCAAATAGACCGGGTCGGCGCCGGGGGCCAGCGGTTGGCCCTTGCCATCGAGCAGCACCGGCTCGGAAAGGGGCACGCCGGCGGCGTCGACCAGGCGGCGCATTTGAGGCTGACCGCGCTGGATGTCGCTGTTGGAAATCGTGCCGCCGCGGCCGTCGGGGTCGCCGGCTCGGGCGCTGGCCGCCAAGCCCTTGTCCAAGACGTCGAACCGCCAGCCGAACTCGGTATCGATCTCCATTTCGTAAACCACCGGCCAGAAGACGACGTCGTTTTGGAACTGCAGCCGGCCGCCGATGTTCTTCATCTTGACGGTGTATTTTTGGAAGGTGCGGGTGAAGCCCAGCTTGCTTTTCGAGATGGTGAACGTGTCGCTGTTTACGGCGTCGCGATAATTGTCCGCCTGGTTCGACGGATAGCTGGCCTTGTTCTTGGTGATTTTGAGCGTGAAGCGCGAGTTGTCGCGCTCCAGCGGCGGCGCGAACACGGCGCCGGCGCTGTTGCGGACCGGGCCCCAGACGCCTTGGGCTACGCCCGGGATCGCCGGCGAAATCAACTTGGCCTTCTCCATGGGCCGCGTGTGCTGCGCGTAGCTGATTTCGATCTCGTCGTGAAACTTGAGCGGGTCCTTGGTCGGCTTGCCGTTGTCGTCGGTCCCGTCGTGATGATCTTGCGGACGGCCGGGCGACTCATACGTGCCCACCACCATCCACAGCAGCCGCGTGCCGGCGACGCGCGTGGGGACGAGCTTGCGCAGCGTCAGCAGCAGATTGAGATCGTTGCCGACCCAATAGAACGCGCCCGGAATTGGCAGGCCGAGTCCGATCCCACCAATGAGCACGACGTTGGGACCGTCAAACGGATCATCGACGGCCACGTGCCAAACGGCCGTGTATTGGGTTGCGTCGAACGAGAGCTCGCCGGTTTGGCCTTCCCAAATTGGTAAGACACTCGTGACGCCCATTAAATGCTCGCTACTCTGATTTCGACGGGGTCGCGCTTGGTCTGATCGGCGATCTTCTTCAGCCAGTCGTTGGCTTGTTTCTGGGCGTCGAGCTGCTGCTGCTGGAGCCGCGCGGCGCGGGCCATTTCATCGCGGCTCTGCGCGATCGCGCTGAAGGCGGCCGAGGTGCCGCGCGTGACCGCGGCGTTGCTGGAGCTGGCGTGCGCATGGTCGTGCGATAGGCTCTGATTCATTTCGTCGTTGGCCTTGCCCACGGCCCGACGGTAGATCTCCCAACTGATGGCGCCCTGCTCGACGAGGCCGTTGAGGTGGTCCACGGTCTCGGCCATAATTTCGGCCGGCGTGCGGACACTGTCGGCGACGTGCTTCGCGTCGTCGGCCAGCTTCTTGGCGGCACGCTCCGCGGCTGCCGCGGCTTTTTTGCTGACGGTTTCGATCCCGTCGGCCTCGGAGTCGGCCTCGTCCCCGATGGCGTGCATCGCGTCTTTTGCCGAGTCGGCCGTCTGCTGCAGTTGCTTTTCGGCGCCGTCGGCCGAAGACGTCAGGCCTTCGAAGGCCACGTTGACCGCGGCGACGGCCGCCACGCCGGCGATGAGGGCCAGCCCCGCATAAAGCGGGTTGGCCAGCGCCGAGGCCAGGGCCTCGCCGGCGGCCAGGCTGCGCAGCGCCACGACCAGCGACTTGATGCCCGAGGCGATTTTCGGAAAGACAAAAAGCGCGGTCAAAAACGTGCCGGTGAAGATGCCCGTCTGCACGATCGAATTGGCCAGTTGGTGATCGTTGAAATTCGTGAGCACGTCGGTGACGTAGAGGATCGCCTGGCCAAAGGCCTCCATCACCGGGCCCGCCGTGTTGGCGGCCAGGTTGTCAAAGGCCGCGCGCAGCTTGTGCAGGGCCATTTCGAAAGCCGGGATGTTTTTACTGGCCACATCGGCCGTGTAGCCGCCGGCTTTTTCCAGCTCCGCTTGATACTCGCGGATCTTGTCCGACGTGCCGACGAGCATCTGCACGAACGCCACGCTCTTGTCGCTGAAGCCCAGGTCAAGCAGCGTTTGCTTGCGCCCCTGCGCCGACAACGGGCCCAGCACCGTTTCGAGCTGGCTGACGATGTCGGCCATGTTGTTCATCTTGCCGGCGGCGTCGTAGACCGAAATGCCGAGCGAGGCAAAGGATTCTTTGTTTTTGAGCGCCTTGGTTTGCAGCTCGCGCATCACGATCGCAAGCGCCGTGCCGGCCTCGGCGCCCTTGATGCCTTGATCGGCGAACGCGGCCAGCACGGCAACGCCCTCTTCGATACTCTTGTTGACGATCCGCAGCGAAGCGGCTGCCTTGTTCGTCAGGGCCTCGGCGAATTGCTCGATGCGCGCGTTTGAAAGCACGCTGGCCCGGGCGAGGACGTCGGCCACGCGCTGCATATTGGCCATGTATTGCGAGGCATCCTTGACCTTCAGGCCCATCGCCGCGGTGGCGTCGGCCAGCAGCTCGGTCGCGCGGGCCAGGTCGAACATGCCAGCCTGGGCGAAGGTGGCCACGACCGGCAGGGCCTTGAGCTGCTGCTCGGCCGTCAGGCCGGCGCTGGCCAGGTAGTAATAGGCCTTGGCCGCCTCGGTCGCCGAGAACTTGGTGGCAAATGCCACCTCGTGGGCCGTCTTCTCCATCGCCTCGCGCTCGTGCTCCGAAAGGCCCACCACGATCGCGGTGCTCTGGGCCATGGCGGCGTGGAACTCGTTCGCGCTTTCGATCATCCCGCGCAGACCCATCGCCGCGGCGATCGCCCCGCCGGCCACGCCCAGGAAACCGGCTGAGAGCCCCGTGAGCTCGGCCAGCAAGTGCGGCGCCTCGTGGGCCAACTCGTGCAGCTCGGCTCGCGCATGCTGCACGGGCTTCGACAGGCCGCCCGTGTTGGCGACGACGTTGACGGCCAGTGTTCCGATGACGCCCATGGGAATTCAAAAAGTATGCTTGTATGAGACAGTCATAAAAAGCGCCTACCGCCTCCCGTACCTCTCCGCGGCCAGGCGTTCGCTTTCGGCGGCGCTCAGGACGCGGCTGCGGGGCTCGCCGAGCTTGGCGTCGTCGGCCAGGAAATCGTTGGGCCCCTTGAAGTGTTGTTCGTCCACAGCTCGGCCGAAGGCACTGGCGGCCAGCCAGCCGGCGTTGATCACCGCCGAGAGGAGCGCCGCGAATTGCCGCTCGCGCTCCATGTCCTCGTGCCGGTAGTAAGCACGCCAGTTGGAAAACTGGTCCACGCTGAGCGAGTCCAGGCACGCGTGGACGTCCCGCTCCCCCAGATCGCGGGCCAGGCGGTGGGCCGTGATCAGGTCGGGGCGGCCGGTGAGTTTTTTAGTACGTCCGCCGGCTCCTGCGGCTTCTCGAGGCCCCACAGCTTGAGCAGCGCGTCGCCGATGGCCACCATGTGCGCGATCTCGAAGTCGGCGAACAACGGATCATCGATGCCAGCGAAAACCGGCTCGCCGGCGTCGTCGACGACGCCGCTGACCAAGATCGACGGATAAAGGCGACGGAAGCCGTCATGCTCTCCGTCGACCTCCTTGGGGGACGCCGCCAAACGATCAAGGTGTTTCAAGTATTCGGCCTGCGACAGGCGCTTGCGCAGACGCACGTCGCCCAGGCCCGCGAGCGGGAGGGTTTCGAAATCGCTTTTGCCGGCCAGGGCGCGGGCCTCGAGGTCATTGCGGTTGATGGCCATTTAAAGCTGGACTCCTGAATTGGTGATGGCCAACGCCAGGTCGCTGGTGGTGGTGGCCACGCCGAGGATCGAGACGTAGTCGGGATGGGCCAGGTCGGCGGCCGGCGCAATCTTGCCGGCGTTGGCACTCAGACAGTAAATCGCGCCGACGGTCAGCACGACCCCCAGCTCCACGTGGCCGGCGACGACGTAGGTCACGGGCTGGCCGGTGGCCGCACTATTCAGCGCGATGCCCGACACCAAGGCCTGTGTGGCCGTGCCGGCGGCCATGGCCGGATTGACGGCGCCGGCGGCCGTGTCCAAATAGATCGGCTGGCCGGCCGTGACGGCGCTGCCGGCCGGCGCGGTCTGCACGATCGCGCCGTCGCCGGCGAGCACATTGGCGGCTGTCAGGGCAAGGTCGGCCATGGGTAGGTCAGAGGCTGAGGGATTTGGGACGAGGGGTCAGGATCAGACGTGGCCGGAATACGCTCCGGCGTGGTCCTCTTCTTCGCCGTCCTCCGCGCTGGCAACCGCCTCGCCGGGCGGCAGGCGCTCTTCGCGATTGCCGTGCTGGTCGACGGATGGGACCTCGGCGACTTTCGACACGGGGCCGATCGTTTTTTCGACCTGCTCGCGCACGCTGTCGATGTAGTCCTGCGGCAACAGGACGATGAAACAGAGCGGCATGTTGGGCTTCGCGCCGCAGTAGGCCACGCGGCGGCCATTGATCAGCACCTGGCGATGCTCGGGATGCTGCGGAACCAGAATGCCGCAGACCTCGTGGCGCGCGGGATGATCTTCGATGACGATCTTGCCTTCGAGTTGTGGGAGCATGGTAGTGATCCGTGAGTTGTGGTTGGTGCCAGGAGGCACGTTAATTGCCCCATCGCGCCTACGCGGCCGCGGTGAAGGTCGGTCCGGTCTTGCCGTCCCAGCACAGCGTGTACGAGCCGATCAGCAGCTCGTTGTTCTTGAGCGACGAGCTTTTGCGCTTGCGGATGAAAGCGGTGCCGGCGAGCGTGGCGCCGGTGGTCTTGCCGGTGGGGACCGGGTAGGTGATCGTGACGGTCTCGGGCGCGCCGCCGATCGGCGGGTTGACGCCGGCGACGTACTGAAATTCGCAATCGACCTCGCCCGGATCGTAGAGATCGCCGGGCTGGCAGGTCTCCTTGACCGTGGTGCCCAAGTGCGAGTCCTTGATCTTGGGGACCTCCTGCTCGCTGGCGCCAATCTCGTGATATTTGGCCGTGAAGGCGCTGGTGCCGAAAACGATCGTGGCGGTGTTGCCCGTATCGGGCGCGAAGGCGACTACCATGGGACTCTACTCCAAGTGAGAAATCAAAAGGTCGATGCCGCGGACGTAGACGCCGGTGGTTTCGCCGACGACGGGCGGCAGGTAGTTGTCGAATTTGCCGGCCGCCTCGCAGCCGGTGACGATCAGGGCCGCCAGGCGGCCGCGGAAGCCGGCCATCAGGTCCTTGACGCGGCCGCGCAACAGGTCGGCGCGCTTCTTCAAGAGCGAGCAGCAGTTGACTTGCATGCGCGTTTGCGCGAAACCAATGCCGCCGGAAAGGTCGCTGTCGGGCGCGTAGCTGATGAGCGAATAGGTGCAGTAGTCGCCGAGCTGGCAGTTCTGCGCGTTTTCGGGCGCGGCGTCGGGGTAGACGCGCGCGGCGACGAACTGGGCGACCTCGCGGCGCGAGCGAAGATACTGCGACAGGTTATCGCCCACGTCGACGTCCATCTACTTCGAGGCCTCCAGCACGCCGGCCGTCAGCTCGGAGCGGAAAATGGCCAGCACGGTTTGTTTGTTCTCGTCGTGCGCCGGCCGCATGAACGGATAAGGTGCCAGAGGGCTCAAGCCGCGACCGAAGGTCTTGTGCCCCGGGGCGCCATATTCGATTTGGCCCCCGCAGAACTGTTCGCCTTTGAAAAAATCGGCGCCCGTGACGACGCGGACACCGATGACGGCTTTGCGGGTCCGCTTGAGCGCGCGGATTTTCAAGCTTTTGGCCAACGCGCCGGAACGACGCTTGCAGCGGGCCTGGGCGGTGGCCAGCACGGGCGCGGCCGCTTTACGCGCTGATTGGCGCACCAGCTTGCGAGCGAGCTTAGGCTCGAGGTCGCGCAGCTTGCGGTCGATGACCGGAAAGCCGGTGATCGAAATCCCGATGGTGGGCTGGCTCATAACATTTCGCGCGAAAGGATGGCGTTCAATTGAGGGCCGTGTCCTCTTTACACGTGACAAACAGCTCGACTTGCCGGCCGTCGGGGTCGCGGGCCGAGAGGATGTTGAGGGTGCGGCTGCCGAGGTGGACCGTCATCGTGGGCTTGAGCCCGTCGCGGTAGGTGATCTTGAGCAGGTCGGTGGCCTCGGCCTCGATCATCAGGCCGCGCACTTTCTCGCCGCCAGCCACGCTCAGGACCTCGGCATAGGCCTCGCAGACCAACCGCGGCTTGCCGGACAGCGGCTGGCCGCTCGAGTCGGGCACGGTGCGGGAGTCGGTGATCGTGATGTAGCGCTGCTTTGGGCCGGCGCGAACCGTGCGGTAGGTCATGCTCTACTCGACGAGGCGACGGGTGAAGCTGGTCAGGGCGCGGGTGAGGGTGAGCTCGACCTCGCTCGAAATAAATCCCACGACGGCCGCTTCGCGGTTGGCCCACCAATGGGCCACCAAAAAGGCCACGGCCTGCGCGATCCGGCCGGGCACGTCGGCGGCCGCCCCGTAGCCGGAGTTGAAGGTGATCGTCACGGCGCCGAATTGCTCTCGCGTCGCGGGCCAGACGAAGCCATAAGCCTCGCTGATGCGCCCCGGCTGGCAGTCGGCGTCGACGTCGTACCGCGACGGATCGAGCGTTTGCGTCACACCGTTGGGGTCGACGTATTGAACGGATATTCCAGTCGCTTGCAGGGGCGGCTTGGCCAGCAGGATGAATCGTTCGTTGCCCCAGGCGCTGCGGCTGAAGGCATAGGGCCAGAGCCCCTCGAAATACCGCGGGCGGTTGGGATCGTCCGGAGCATACGGCGGAAAGGCCATCAGCTTCTGCCGCCAGGTGGCCGTGCAAAACTGCCGCCGGCTGGCCGTCTCGCACCAGTCGGTGGCGTTTTGGATCAGCCATTGCAGGTAGGCTGCCGCCTTCGGGTCGGTGGGATCGGCGCGGACCATCGTCGCCGCCATTTCGGGCGACAGAACAAAGTCGGTGGGAGCGACAATCCGTTTGACGCTGATTTGCAATCAAGATGCCTCCGGCGGGGCGGCCATGCCGCCACATGATTAAAAACGCTTCGCGTTTTTGTATGCCCGCGGGTGCGACCCGCCGCTCGCCGCGCAGGCGCGTCGTTTTTTCAACCGTAGTTGCCGGCGACCAGTGCGGCGCTGACGTAGATCTTGCTGCCGACGGCGGCGCACACGAAAAAGCCGGTCTTGGCCGTGTCGGTGATCGCCAGGATGTATTTGCCCGTGGCGTCGGTGAGGGACGTGATCGCTTTTTTCGTGGTCAGGACGCCCAGGTCGGTCCCACTCGCGCCGGCGGCCACGGCGCCGCTGGCGGTCGTGCCGGTCAATCCAATGCCGGTGGCGGCATCGGAGAGCCAAACGTCGATCGGCGTGACTACGGCGATCGCGTTGCCGGCGGCGTCTTTGAGTTGCAGCGTGACGAGCGATTGGTTGGCGGTGCCGGCTGCCGGCGTGAGCGTGACATTGCGCGCGCCGTTGTTCACCTGCTGGCCGGCGTAAGAAAGGATCGCGCCGTCGTCGATATTGAGCGTGCCACCGGAGCCGATGTTGAGCACTTTGCCGCCAGGCTGAAGCTGGATCGGCACATCCATCGTGGGGTCGGCGAGGTTGGTCAT